ATCATAGGGAGACTAGAGTAATGGCCGTTATTAATTCAGAAGCACTTAAGGTTGTAGCAAACATCAACAAGAAGCTCGGTGCAGGTACAGTTGTCACTGCGGATAAGGTCCGCCTAGCGGAGCGTATTACTACGGGATCTCTAACACTTGACGTTGTGCTTGGTGGCGGTTGGCCTATGAATCACTGGGTAGAGTTAGTTGGCGAAGCCTCACATGGTAAGACAGCGTTAGCTCTTAAGACTATTGGTGCTAATCAAAAACTAAATCCTGAATTCACGGCAGTATGGATTGCTGCTGAAGCCTTTGATGCAAAGTATGCCGAGCTTTGTGGCGTAGATACCCAACGTGTTATTCTTGTAGAAACTAATAGTATGGAGGATGCTTTCGATGCGGTTATCCAATTCATGGAAAGTAAGGCTGTTGACATGGTTGTTGTTGATTCTCTCCCCGCTCTCGTTCCTTCAGCGGAAGACGAAAAGCACATGGAAGAATTCACTGTGGGACGTGGAGCCCTCATCACGAACAAATTCTTCAGAAAAGTAGCATCAGCTACAAAGCGTGATATGGTAGAGGCAGAGCGCCCAGTACTAGGAATTATGATTAATCAATATAGAATGAAAATTGGAGTAATGCATGGAGACCCACGTACCACCCCAGGTGGTCTTGGAAAAGACTATGCCTATAGTATTAGAGCAGAAGTTAAACGTGATGACTGGTTGGAGGTTGGAACTGGCCAGGATAAGCGCCGTGTTGGACAAACTATCCGTGTTAGAACCATTAAGAACAAGACCTTCCCACCACAGCAAACCGCGTATCTAGACTTCTACTTCTCAGATGGTGGACCAATTGAAGCAGGTGGATTTGATACCGGCAAAGAGATTGTGGCATTATCTATTCTTAATGGTATTGTAGATCGTCGTGGTGGCTGGATGTACTACGGCGAACGTAAGTGGCAAGGTGCTCAAGCGTTGATCGATTCTCTTCGTGAAGAAGTAGAATTGAGGGATGAGATCAGTCGTGCTGTAATGGACACGTTGAAGTCAAGCCCAGTTCTTATGATCGAAGCAAACGATGAAGAGTGAAGGCCAGAAACAATCTTTAAAGCATGAAAAACGTTTGGAAAAAATAGCAGGTGGTAAGCGCAGTGCCGCCTCTGGTGCATTTTGGTCTCGTAAAGGAGATGTCAGAAGTGATGATCTCCTCATCGAACATAAGTGGACTGGTAAGAAGTCTGTGACTATTAAGTCAGAGGTACTTCAAAAGATTACAAAGGAAGCAATACTAGATAGCCGTACTCCGGTTCTAGGGCTTCACCTTGATGGTGAGAATTACGTCGTTCTTTTAGAGGAGGATTTCTTTGAATTACGTAATTCAATAAGAGGTGAATAGTGCGTTACAGCGATGACCCCAGCTGGACTTGGCGATATCAAGCAAAGTGTCGAGGAGAAGATACAGAAATATTTTTTCCACCACGAGACAAAGCTTTATATAAGCCTATAGCTGATAGGGCTAAAGCTATCTGTTGGGGTACAGATGGCAAGCCAGAGTGCCCGGTTAGACAAGAGTGTCTAAAGGAGGCTATAATGAATAATGAGCTACATGGAATCTTTGGTGGTATGTCACACAGAGAACGCAACGCAGCTCAGCGCAAGTACGAGAAGCAGGGGCTCACTCTTACTGAGTGGTTGGAGAAAGAGGGCAGAAAGTATGGCAAAACCTAAGACAATAGCCAGCAAAGATTTAAAGGCATTCCTTAATACGAGTAAGAGAGAAACTCGTCTTATGGGTGCAGTAGAACGCCACGTGCTGTCAAAGCCGTTTGATGATCGTGACATGAGTTACATTCATCCATCAGATATTATTAAAGAAGATTGGTGTGCGTTAGCACAGTACCACGCTGTAACCGGTAACTATACGGAGACACGTGATAAGACTACAGCTCGTCTTGCCTCTATCTTTGAAGAGGGACATACCATCCACGCTAAGTGGCAAAATTGGTTTAGAGAGATGGGCGTTCTCTATGGTATGTGGGGAGACAAGACCGGAACTTCTTGGGATTTGTCTACAAACATACACCCTAGCGTTGGCTATAGAGAAGTACCGTTACGTAGTGACAAGCACATGATGCGTGGCCATGCCGATGGTTGGATCAAAGGTCTAGGCGATGATTGCCTCATTGAGATTAAGTCTATTGGTTCAGGAACGCTACGCTTTGAAGCACCTGCCATTCTTCAGCAAGCTAACGGAGACATTGAGCAGGCTTGGAAGCAAGTCAAGACTCCTTTCCGTATGCACCAACTTCAAGGCCAGGTATACCTACATCTTTGCCACTTGATGGTTGAAGAAGGCCTTCTTGAGGTTGCTCCTAAAGAGATTGTATTTATCTATGAACTTAAAGCCAACCAAGATTACAAAGAATTTGTCGTAGCTTACAACCCAGAGTTTACTAAAGAGATCTTTGATAAAGCTTTGGATATAGCATGGGCAGCAGAAAACAAACGACCACCTATGTGCAGTATTGACCCTGCTACCGGGTGTAAGCGTTGTGCACCATTTCAGGAGGCAAAGTGAGTATCAGTAGAGATGTTCTTGCAGCAGTAAACGAACTTGGGTTCTCGTTAACTCCTAAACCAGAGGTAGACATCCCTATGTTGCCTCGTGATATTACAGAGTTAGACGACGAAGGTCTTATGGATCTATTCGTGCAGTTTACCCAATGGAATGATCACCTTGCCGGTGCTCAAGCCATTGCTATTATTAATGAGCGTGAGGCACAGCGCAACCTGGATAACGCAGAAGCTAAGGCAATGCTAAAGCATTGGACTGGAGCTAAAGGTGACCGTGTTGCCTTGGTAAAAGCACAGATTGCAGATAGCCAGGACATTCAAGACCTACAGCACGAGTTAGATATTAAGTACGCTTTTCGTAAATTGATCGAGACTAGAACTAGTAACGTAGAACGAGACTCTCAGCTTGTGTCTCGTGAACTTACACGCCGTACCTCAGATGGTGGGGGAATGAGAGCTAGAACACGGAGATTCAACACATGATCATTGGACTAACAGGCTACGCACAATCTGGAAAAGATACTGTTGCTAATATCTTAGTTAATAACTATGGATATACACGTGTTGCTTTTGCTGACAAGATCCGGGAGTTTCTTTACGAGACCAACCCTATGTATGATTCTATTGTCGGAGAGCCACTGTTTGTACGGGCTAAGGTAGACCGTGACGGGTGGGAAGAGGCTAAGAAGTCTCCTCACATTCGCCGTTTACTTCAGACCTCTGGCGTAGCAGCTCGTAAAGTATTTGGAGAAAACTTTTGGGTACAGCAGGCTTTGAAAGATGTGCACTTTGAGGGTAACTATGTTATTACCGATGTTCGTTTTACCAACGAAGCGGATATAATTAAGAAGTACGATAACGCTCAGCTGTGGCGAGTAAAGCGCCTTGGTGTTGAGGCGGTTAACAGCCATGTCTCAGAGCATGAGTTAGATGGCTACCCAGTAGACCAGATCTTTATTAACAATACAACTATTGAGGACCTAGAACTTCTAGTAAAGACAAGGATGGCAGGATATGCCAAGTCAGCATAGGAAACACCGTGGATACAGATCTCAAAAAGTTGTTGCAAACTACCTTGTTGAGCATGGCTTTCCGTTTGCGGAATCCACAGGTGCTGGTAGGCCTGGAACTGATATTACCGGCACTGTGGGTATTGACTGGGAAGTAAAAGCACGCAAGGATTTCAGCCCTAGCACGGTCATTAAGCAGCTTAAAGATAGGTCTGACGGTAAAGATCTACCTGTAGCTGTACTGCGCTTAAACGGGCAGGGAGAGGCTTCTATTGGGGAATGGGTGACCATCCTTAGATTAGAAGACTTTGTAAATCTTTTAAGAGCCGCTGGTTATGGAGACCCTGTAGAGACAGCTTAAGGTATAGTTTCCCTAGGTGGGCACATACCTTAAGGACTACAACTCGTGAATGAAAAAGATACAGAAGAAAAGTTCCTGCGTGTAAGCGCTGGATCTAACGCACAATCCGTCGGCTCAGCTATCGCACATGCGCTATATGAATCTCCACAGATTAAGCTACGTGCAGTAGGAGCCTCAGCAGTAAACCAAGCAGTAAAAGCAATCGCCATTGCTAGAGGATACGTAGCCCCTAGAGGACTAGATCTTAGCTGTCGCCCAGGTTTTACAAC